GTTTCCCAGTCACGATCCAGTAGCGCCTACGCCAAGCTCGGTTTCTTTCGTCCATCCGGTAGCACTGAATACAGCAGCGCCCGTTTCGGATGCTACCCACGCAACCAGTAAACAGTCATCAACCGTCGTGGTGATAGAAGATACCGTTACCGATGTGGTGTTTACCGATGAGGAAGCAAAACCCGATACATCCGTTCCGTCATGGTCCTGGAACGCCGTGGTGAACATGACACCACCCTCGTTACCTGACCAGCTGACGGTGTATGTAGTGGGTTCAGAGGATGCGGTCTTGGTGGCTACCCGCGATTCATGAGAACCAAAGTTGCCCCCTAAGCCTGATTGATTGGTAAACCCGCTCGGAGGCGTCGTGGTGGTATCCGCGCCGTCCTTACTGAGAAAGTTGACAAGTAAATCACCATCAACCGTCCCCGTAGGGCGATTCGTCGTCAACGACGTAGTAGACGAATTACTTGTAGTCTGGGTATTACGTATGGAGGCTGTCATCGCCCTGCCCCCCTATGAGAATTAGTTACCAGCGGTAAGAACGAAACTAGAGCAACTAACGGTTTGTCCTGCGGTGATGCTGGTATTGTCGATGATCATGTCAGTACCCGTAGTCCCGACACTGAAATCAGCAATACGCACGTTTGCGGAAGTAAGCAACGAACCCCATGCCGCTGTTCCGGTAGCATCCGCGCTTGTATCAGACGTGATAGAGTTCGCCGTCAACGTTCCACTTGCTGCCGCCCCGAAACCCGTCGTAGAGAGCGCCAGATCGGCCAGCAACGTATTACCCGTAGCCAATGCCGTATCAGGGTCAGTTGGCTGCGTCCCCGAATAAATGCGAAGCTTACCGCTAGAACCAATAGCAGCATCTACCTCGTCGAGACGCGAATTCTTTAATGTCAGTTTGTACTTTAATGCCATGATTCCCCCCTATAGAATCTCTACTTTGATGACTCCACCTTCTTTGATTGACTCTGGCAGACTCTTAATCGTCATACCCTTTGTACCATATCTTGCGGCAAAATTGTTCTCAATTTTTGGCACAAGGTCTTCGATCTTGATTGCCTCATGCTCGCGGACTAATCCACATGGGTACTGGCACGCCACGTAAGAACCCTTCGACTCAGGGAATATCTCGCTTACACCGATGATCTTTACATCATGCACACCGCCTTCCAGCTCTGCAATCTTCGTATGTGCGCCTTTGGGTAGCGTATGCGCCTTCGCTGTTATGTTCTGGTTCATTCTCCGGCCTCCTTCAACTTAGCTCCTACAACTTGCCCGTTATCGCGCACAAGCTCAACATATTTTTCGGAGCCTTGCTTCATCGACTCCATCACTTTCAGCATACGATCTGAATATTCCAGCTGGGCTTGTGCAAACATCGCCATCATCTCACCCATCTGGCCAACCACATCTTCCGTATTGTTCTGATTACTGGTTTCGGCGATGGCACGCATTAACCGCTCGTTGTTCTTCTGATCAACTTTCTGCTGTGCTTTCATGGCTTCTAACACTTCGCGCACGCCTTCATCCTCGCCTTCTTTAGACGCCACAGAGGACTCTTTGGGAGAGAGTTTCTTGGAACTGCTTTTCTGGGAGGAGTCCCCTGCGGCTTCCGTTACCCCCGCTTTGATAGTATCACGAACTATCTCCGCTTGCATCTCCTTATTATCCATCGCAATATCCGCGTTGGTTTTCTGGACATCCATAGCGATATCGGCCTGTGTCTTGGCTTGCTCATTCTGAATCTGAGCTTGTGTCTTAGCCTGTGATGCCTCTATATCAGCACCCGCTTTCATCTTCTTAATCTCGACTTCACCCTCTGCCTTGATCTGCTCCGGCGTCCGTGGGTCGAACTGCTGATTGTTCATGCCAGGCATCTGCATAAACATCTCACGCCCCTGTGCCGCCGCACGCGATATCATCATCTCCTGCTCAGGTGTAAGCTCCTGCTCCAGCACATCCATCCCGACGCTATTGAGGTTTACCTCCGGCGTCATGATACCCATCTCACGCATCCGCTGCGCGTACAGATAAGCCATATGCTCCGCAATGTGCGCCATCATCTCCGGCTCGATCACCTTCTTCATCTCAGGATTACCACCAAAGCCCTGATGCGCGAGGAAGTCTTGGTGTACCTGTATGTGTGCTGCATGGTCCTGATGCGCAAACGCCGCAATAGGAGAACCAGACATCACGGACATATTTTCCGTAACCGCATCCATCAGCTTCTTCTCGGTGGGGTCTTTGATGTACTCATCGGAATTCGGTACATTCATAGCCGCCAGCATATCCTTATGTACCTTGAAACGGTTATAGAGGTCGGGCGACTGCTCCGCCAGCTGCATCACGCCTTGCGCCCGCGCAATACGCTGCGTACTGGAAAACGTGTTAGGGTCTGACACCGGAATGACATCCACGCGCCCGTCATAATCCTCGACCGCAATCTGACGCTCTTCATCCTCGATATCGTACGGATATCCCCCAAGATCATCCCGCAGCAACTTCCCATTGATACGCGCACGTATCTGATATTCCTTTGCAGCCGCTTGGTGTAGACGCTTGTGAATCGCGGAATACACCTTGGAACCCTGCTCGATCAAAGCCAGCGTAGTACCCACAGGCGCATTCGGATTCGCATCCCCCACGGTCGCCTCGGTCGTGTTAGTTGCCCGCTCTCCGGCGTCGATAAGCAGCGATATCACCTGATACAGCGCGGTAGATGGCTCTTTGAAGTTCGGGGTGTAGAACGCCTTATTCAGCTCGTCTGAGGTCATGTCCACGTCTTTGTAGACACCCGGACTGATCGACAACCTTCCACCCTTCGCGTGCGCGTCCTTCGCCTTGAACCCCCCTTGCATACTTGCCATAACAGAAGCATTCAGAAGCGCTCTTACGGATCCCGTCACCGCATCGGCAATACCACCAATCAGCTGGTCGATACCCATCTCATAGAAGTTCGGACCGGGCAGGAACGTGTATTTTACAAAATGCTCCTCACGCTGATACTGATCGCCACCCTCTTCCCACTCACGGTAGATAGCTAACACCTTACGGGAGTCTTTATCGACATAGATGACATAAGGTAACGCAACCCCCGTCTCTTCGCCGTATTCGTCTTTGTCCTTAAACCCATCCAGATCGTAGAAAATGTGTGATTCGTAGATGTCATGCTGGTAGTCCTTCTCATGCATGACAGCCTGTTTGCTATCCAGCTCCTCTTCCACCCGCACCACCGGGTTACTGGAATCCTCCATATTGGTCGATGGCTGCACCAGCTCCACATCACGGAAGAACCCTTTCTGCTGATTGATCTTCACCTCGTTCGGGTTCATCGGTATGTAATGCGCAAAGCGCGGAGAGGTCTGGAGGCACGTAGCGTTGTAAGGCACAATCAGACGGTCAGGACGTACAAACTTGGATACAGCGGTCTCCTGTTGCCTGTCCTCGTAGATTTTCTTGAACGCACACCCCATAGGGACATGCATCAGCATCTTATCCGTTTCCTCAAAGAAAGAACGGTCACGGAACATAATCTGGTAATTCTCATAGTCCTCAATGCGGTCGGCCTGTTTCAATATCTCATCGTTCTCCATACCGACAATCTTCGCCTTCACCGGGCCATCGGACGGGAATATCTCATTGATAGCGCGGGATTGGAACTGCACCATCGCGGTCGATAGCATCGGGTACACAACAGTCGAAGCACCATCAAACACCTCTTTCTCGTTCTTCCCTGAGTCAACAAACCCCAGACGCTCCATCATATGCCCGTAGCGACGCTTAAACGGATCCCGCGCCTGTTCATCTATCTCGATGTAATCAAGCACCTCATTGGCTATCCTATCCAGCACCTGCTCCGGTATAGCATCGGCAAGGTTGTAGTAGTGATTCTGCTTGGCTTCGTCTGGTGAGCCTGAATAGGTATCATCATACCCCTCGCCAAACTCGATAATCGTATTTCCGAAATCATCATCAATGATTGAGAGTCCATCCTGCACAAACATCTGAGGGGGCATAATCTCCGCCATGTCGATGATCGTGGACTCAGTGTAAGGCTTTTTGTTTTCCCTCCGAATATCTCCATCAGGAAACATATATTCTACTGCCATGATTCCCCCCTAATGAAACGTTTGGCTCCCCTCTTTGTGAATATCAGGATTACCCGTTTCTACATAGCGCAACATTTTATGTGCTGTTTCAATCACATTCTCTACATCTTTTTTATCAGAAACTGACACCGCCGTCATCAATATCTCTGCCCTCATTCTCTGGAGAGATACCTGCACCATAGTCTTTTCCCCTGAAAGTCGCTGTAGATCGGCCTCCATCGCAAGCATCTTATCTACCACATAATTATGCGCACGTGCCAGCTGACGAAAGGAGTTCTCCACGTCATCAATACGCTTATGAACCCCCTTCACCGCCTCCAATACAGAATCGAGGCTATTCTTCTTTGGGTTGGGCGGACGATACATCATCAGTTCCTTCTGGTGTCTTGTCTGCTTCTCCACCTTCCTGACTATCATCCTCCTCCTGCTCTCCGGTAGCCACAGGATTCTTAACCGCATCAATGAGCGCTTTACGCTTACCCGCGAGATTCAGCTCATCAAAACCTTCGATCACTTCGATGTTACCACCCCCTAGATCGTGACTGGGAAAC